AATTCGTTTTTCTTTTTTAGACTTGCATAAGAGACGAATCTGATCTGCAAGATCTGGCATGAGGTCGGGCTTAGCCCTGCCACTGAGATCACGATCAACATCGATGGCACGAACCCAGCCATCAACATCGGGATTATGATCGCTAGGGCGAGCTGCGTGTCTTGTATCACCAATCCAACCATCCGATGTGCGGTCACGACTTGGGTATGAGTCATCAAACTGCTCTCGGAGTTGAATAGCAGCTTTACTTAGTCTTGGTTTCATTCGTAACGCTCGGTGTGGATTGTTCCGCTTCTGGGTTTAGATAGCGTTGATAGTCTGAATTGGCTTCATCGGCTGCAAAAGAATAGCGGACTCCGTTTTCCTCGTACCAAATTACTGTGTAGCCATTAACTTCTTCAACATTGTAGTTTTTTTCCATTTTACAACTCCGCACTAAAAGCAATAGAGGCTGAGGCATTTGCAGTTTCAACAACTCCTGGTCTAAATGCAGTACCAGAAACCTCTGAATTATTGTAGAAAGATGTTCCTGTTGTGTTTGAATTGTAGAGGGTGATGCTGTTGATTGCATCTGCCGCACCACTGTCCACATTGTAATACCCTGTACCTGATGTTGCAGACAAAGTTGGGGCAGTTCTCATTGTTACAGGAAATTGTAATAAACCATTAACCTGAGTAGCGCTTGCATAAAAGCCAAAACCAATCATTTTTGATGTTCCGCTAGCGTGTAAGTAGTAATACCTTTGACAAGCGGCTAATTCTAAAGCGTAAGTAGAAGTATTACGAGCAAAGCCAGATGCAGCACTTGCGACCTCTAGCTGAATACCAGTGATCTCGTAATAGTCATTTGTGCCTGCTGTGCCTGTAGGTGTAAAACCAAACAAGAAACCTAACTCTGTCGCAGTTGAACCGACTGACGCTGAGTAAGTGAAACGCTGCCAAGTTGTTGTTAAAGTTGCAACCTGAGAAACAACATCGACTGAACCTGTGTAACCAGCAGTAATAAGGTTTTGATCTGTGCCTGTACCACTGCGCAAAACAACATTAAGAGCATTAGAAGTAGCAGAATAATTAGCACCAGCACGAGCATAAAATGAAAATGTAATTGTCTTTCCAGCAAAAGGAATTGAATTAACAGTCTCAAAGCTTTGCACTACATAAAGTGAGCCTGTACCAGTCTGACCAGAATTGCGCTGATAACGCATTGCATACTGAATAAACGGAAGATTAGTTGAATCTCCAGTTGCTTGTCGTGAAATTGTGCAAGCTTGGTTAGCACCTGTTCCTGTCTGATATCTATCTGCTATGAAACCAGATGTGTAACCAGTAGATGCAGCAAGGCTGATAGAAGTACCGCGTTGCCAGATGTCCATTCCACCATTGATAACACCATTCTTACCAGCAACCTGTGCTGATCCTGTTGATGGTGTTGACCAAGCGACTCCAGTTGCAGCAGTTGAATCTGCTGTAAGAACTGTGCCGTTTGCTCCAACAGTGACATTAGCAGGTGTGGAAGCAGCTGTAGCAGCAGCAATAGATCCTTTAGCAGTAAAGGTAGATTTAGGTGTCATCGTTGCCATAGTTGTATCAATGGCATTGCCTAATGTGCGGATGGATAATGCACCATTCTTGACTAGATCTGTGTTATCGGGTTCTAGCCACCCGTAATTAGGACTCGTTGCCATTTAAGATAATACTCCTGTCGCGTTATTCCATGTAAGTGTAGCATTTGTGGTTGCCCATGTTATAGTGCTAGGGACTACTGTGTCCCATTGTGTCGTACTGAGAGATAGATCTGTAGCTGTGATGTAAAGGGTTAGATCGACATAAGTCGGTGTTGCTCGCATAGCGATGTTTTCCACAAAACCATCGAATGTGCCACCGAGAAGGTTGCTAGGCAGGTTGCTAATAAGCACAGGTTGCCCAAAGAAAACACCAATAAGGCTATCAAGCATTGTGCTAGGCATATTAGGGTTATCAAGTCTGAAGGTAATAGCTTCGAGCTGATTACGAGGAGATCTACGAAGGTTTAACTGGCGATTGGCAATATCGGTCATCTCTGTAACACCCTTGATATTGGACTCTTGGGATCGTTCATAAGTGCCGTATTGAGCAATAGAGTCTGGATCTGACACGCTGTAGGTCGATCCGTATCCTGTGGAGTATTTGTATATGAGGCTGTTACGAATGCGAGAAATAGCAGTAGTAGATCTAATACTTGTAGGAGTGGCATAATCTCCATCAAGAAATGTATAACCATTTGCTGAAAGATAGTTGGATCGATGATCTGCATCATCAAAACAGACATTGCCGTAACGGTTCTCATAAACTTGCCCAAGTCCTGAATTGGCAATCTGATCAGTCAAGGTCTGAGATTTAGCCGTTGCACTAGCTGCAAGAGCAATCATCGTGTAAAAACCAGAATCCACAGTGCCGACATAAGACTCGGCGTTTTCCCATGTGACTGTTGCAGGATAGGTATCCCAAGTAACTGTAGGTGTCACTTCAGCCCAAGATAGGTTTAGTGCGCCATTTAGAATAGCTGCAATCTGAGCTCCATCTAAGCCTTCCGCAATAGCAGTGTTATATACAGCCTTTGTCAGTTTGGCAAGTGAGCCAATACCAAGAATTGTGCCAGTAGTTACATAACCAGTCTCGTTTGGGCTACGAACTGCAATAGAAAAATCTGATACCTCTCCACCAAATACAGTGACATAAGTACCGCTATAGTCTTTAATTTCTAAAGTGATGTTTTCAGTTACATTGATTGTAAAAGGCGTGTTGTCAGTATTGATTATTTCTACTTGGCAGTAACCTGCTGTAGCTTGTCGATCAATGTCTGTACGACCTGTTGAATAACTGACAGAAGTAACGCTTGTATAGACATTATCTCCTACCGTTACTCGCCATGCTGGAAGCCATGCCATTAGTAACTGCCACCTCTTAAAGTGCCTCGATCTACGGCATCTTGAATAACTTGATTAACGGCTTCTGCAATCGCATTAGGATCACCAATCCCAGTTGTTACAGTGATGTTAATATCACGAGATCCCACAGCACCAGAATTAAATAATGAGCCACCCTCACCTATTCGAGCAGAACCTGCACCAAATGATCCAATATTTCCACCCGCAAAAGAATTTACAAGCGCATTGAATGTTCCAACGTCCTCAATTGCTTGAAATACTGGAGCCAACCCATCTACTAATTTTATGAATTCTGTCCCGTTATCTGCAATGACAGATATTACGCCACCCAGTGATGCAACATTTTCATTTAGACTGGCGATTGTCGTTGCTGGAGATAAACCTACAATACTGGGCGCTGGAGCACCAGCAGTTGCTCCACTTTTAGGCATACCATTAATTTGATTGAGTAGTGAGATGGCTAAATTAAGATTGGCTATATCAATAAGAGCTTTAGGTTGAATCCCTTTAAGAATATCAGCAATAGTTTGCACTGTTGCCTTTTGTCCATTAAGTTGTCCTAAAATTTCAGTATCTTTGTTTAATTTGGCAGTTGCTGCTTCGATGGCAGCAATATCACCTGAAGCAATTGCTTTTTCCAAATCGAGAATATCCTGCTTAACTTTTAAACGTTGGATGTCGTTTGCTATAGCAAGAACTTGAGCAGCGTTAGTTGCTTTCCCTAGTAATTCGGCTTGGTTAATCATTGCCGCATTAAGTTGAATAGCATCTAAGTCAAAGATATTGCTCCCTTTATTCAAAGCAAGATTAGCCTTATCAATGGCGGCGGCTAACTTTTTAGATTTAACGATGGATAAGGCTGCTGCTGCCTGATCTTTAGCAAGTTTAGCCATAGCTCTTTCTTGCTTTAAAGCTTCTTCTCTAGCTTTTTTAGCAGCCTGTTGATTCTTGAAAGTACCAGCTGGGCTCTTAGATCGAGGTGCTTTAACTTTATCGACAGGAATAAATCCATACTTAAAATCAACTTGGTCAAATATCTGTTGCAAACTCATTGCAGAAGTACCTGTTGCTAAACGTATTAACTCAGCAAAAGAAGTAGATAGTTTATCTATTTTCGTAGTGGTTTTGTCAATGTCTCCACCACCCAATTTAATAACAGCATCTAGTAAAGCACCGCCAATTACTTCTTGGGCATTTGAAGCGGCTACCGTTAGTTTGTCTAACTTACCTGAGTAAGTATCGGCTGCTAAGGCTGCCTGACCATTACTGACAACTGCTATTCTTTTTAGAATGTCCTCAAAGGACATAGCCGCTAATTGTACTTTTGTTAAACCTAAACCATACTTTTGCAATCCTTTTGTATTGCCAACATAAGCACGAGCTAGATCATCTGCAACAGAAACGACATCTTCGCCGCTTAGGGCAGATAAATCTAGAGCAGTTTTGAGCAGGCTTTGAGACTTTTTGTAATCTCCAGTCGTAGTAACTAACTTCTGGTAAGCAGGTCTTAACTTGTCATCCAATACGCCATATTGTTTTTCTAGCGTAGATATAAAGTTTTTAACTTCAGGATCTGCAAAGGCTAGCCCTAAATTAACAAGAGTACGACTAAGTACCTTTGCCGCTTTATCATCAGCTGCAAATGCTTGAATTGCTGCTTTGCTGTAATTGACTACAGCTCTAGTGCTAAAGGCAATACCAAAAGCCCCAGCCAAGTTTCTAACTGATTTGTTCAAGCGGGCAGTTGCTGAATCAGCTTGCTTAAAAGCTTTTTTGCCAGTGAATTCAGCAGCTAAATCTATGACTATTTTGCTCATGCTGATTCCCTTGCGCTGCTTACAGTAGTTCGCTTATTAAACTTGATTCTTGTGTTTTCAATAGCCTTAAAAATAGCTGCTGTTTGTTGACCTTGATCTTGTTCCCAAGCACGAAATATGACACGCCCGCGCATATCTCCAGCACTTGACTTACGACCGTAAATTGGTCCTTGTTGAACGAATCTAGCACCCGCATTAGGGTTATTTGATTTGCTTCTTGGATCACCAGTTGGATTCAAGCGACCAGCAGTCTCATAAATTGCACCAGCAGCTGAACTGTTTTTAATACGAAATAAAGATCTAAAACCTTTTGAATTTGGTTTGCCATAACCTGTGCGATAGACAATGCCACGCTTAATCTCACTAGCATTGTAAAGAGGAAACATGCGGACTCGACCTTCTGTATTGAAGGTTCTAAACATTGAAGTCTTAGCAGTTATCCTTTTCCCAGAAGCATTGTCATTCCAGTTATATAAATTATTAGGAGCCATAGAAGGTATAAACCCTCTGGCATCTTTTTGAATAACCTTCAAAGACTTTGTAATCTCAGCAGTCAGTTCTTTAGCCAAATCTGGAGCATAGGCATTAAGAGCCTTACGGAGTGCGATTACGCCCTTTGCTTCTACTGGCATTCTCTGTCTCCTTCGCTTCATCTTTGAGACCCTGCAACAAGGCTTGGAGCATTATTGGGTCTAACTCAAGTAACTGCTGTGGCGGGATTTGCAATCTAATGCTCAATCGAGCGATCAGATAGGTGAAAGGCAAATCTCGCTTTAAGCTAAAGGGTCGGAGTCTAATACCTCAACACTTTTTAGAGTGCCGATAAAAGTCTCTAACCTTCCATCTACTGGCTCACCTAGCCGCTTACAAACTTCATGAGAAAGGTAATACACTTGACTCTGCATTTCTTCTTCACGAAATGCCTTATGGAAACCAATCTTGTAGTGCTGTTCGAATGTGTATTCGATAAGGGGCGTGATTTCCCCTTGCACTACTTTTCCATCTACAAATGTAATTTTTAACTGTGCCATGATTTGCCCCTTTATTAGTTTATTAGAATGAACCTGTTGATGTTACAGTGATTGCACCTGAGACTTGAAAAGTCAAGCTTTGTGTTCCTAGATCAGCAACAGCTCCGTTAATTGGAGTAATTGAATCAACCAAAATTAAACCCGAATAAAATGGGTTTGCGGCTGATCCTGTAGTTGACTTATCAAGAGCGCACTTGAAGTAAGCATTTGACTTAAATAGTGTGTTCATTGTCTGAAGTACAGCAGAAGCTGCATCATCATTGATCAGTTCAACTGTCAGCTGATTATTTTCTAGCCCAGAAACATAACGATGCCCTGTATCGCCCATTGCTGTTGTCTCGATCTGATCTACAGCGCGAGTCAATGTGAAACTTGTTACGTACGCGCTAAGATCGATTGAGGCAGGGTCTGTTGTGCCTACTTTAAATCCAACCTTATTTACTATTCCCTGTGCCATGATTATTCCTCATCTTTCTTAGTGACTGGTTTTGGTGCTGGTGTTGATGCAGCCTGCCCGATTTTTACGAGCCATTCCGCATTTGCTTTATCGTTATCTATATCGGACATATTAACTCCAACTCGTTAGGATGCTTACGGACATCTCGCAGCTTAGCAAATCTCCACTTGCAGCATTGAGAACACTAGGTGCGCTTATTGCGCTTACATTATAGGTGAAAGAAGATGCAGAAAGCAGGTTAAACACTCTAACTACAAAATCTTCTATGCCATTCAAATTGCCTTCGTTATCGAATAAAGCGGTCGTTATGATCAGCTTGAAGTTGGCAAAAGGACTAATTGAAATCTGTGAGTTATTGTTTGGAGTCAAGTACGGATTATCTGGACTGACAATAACTGAATTTGCGAGCACAGTAGCTGGTGGAAATGCAAATGTTTGCCAGCGTGTGTTATCTACTAATGCAGTTGCTAAAGTAGTTCTAAGAGTAGTTATTGCAGGTGTTGGCATTATCCCACCATTGATCTTGGATCAAGTGCATGAGCTATTAATCCTCTGACCTTAGCGAGCAACTGAGCTGACATTCGGTAAGGCGAGGGCTGGAAATCGACAAGGTTAGAACCTGAAAGGGTAGCGGTTCTAGATTGCCAGATTTCTGTGCTTACCATGACGGCAGCATTTTGAACAGCAGCGTCTAAAGTCCAATCAGTATAAGTAGTTGTAGAAACAGTTCCATAAGGAAAAATTGGATGATAAGCCTGAGCAGTAGAATGGCTTGTATTCATTGTTATTGAGTAATTGCCCACTGCTGTGATTGTCTTAGTTCCATTATACGAAGAACCCGAATTAGCAATGGTTACGCTCTGACCTACATAAAAAGTATCGCGAACTGGATCATCAAAATAAAGAGTTCCTTGTCCGACTATGTTTTCGTGTGCAACTGAAAACCATTTAGGAGCCCATAGCATTGGAAGTAGGACAGCATCTGCTGCGTCGCACACTTCTTGAATTGTCGCATCTGAATATAGCGAGCCTACGCCAAGAACGCTTTTGAGTTCAGCTACCGTGCAGAGTGACATTCCGATTCCTTTCTAAAGACTAAGAGGGGCAGAGGGCTACTGCCCCTCTTAGCGACTTAGGGTTGCTTAGGTAAGGTTGAACTTACGGATAGCAAGAGGGTTCTTGACTG